TATGCGCTGAAAAACTTTGCTCAAGGTCTGGGTTTGACGACCAAAGAGATGATGAGCATTAATAAAGAGTTCCGTAAAGCCGAAGACCTCCGCAACAAAGCGATGCGCGAAGAACGTAAAGCCGACCGGTTGGAGCGTATGGGTCTGGAGGATAAAGCTTTTGCGGTGCGTCAGGATGCGGGAAGACACAACCTTGAAGCACAGAAGGCGAACCAAAAAGCACAGAGTGACTTTACGCAGACGAAGGTTTATGAAAAGGTTAATACGGAACGTACTGCCGCTGAACTGGAGAAGGTTAGGGCCGCACGAGAGGCAACAGCGCTAACCAGAGCAGCAAGCTTGGAAGAGCGCCGAGAGAAGCGACTAATGGACGCTCGGGCCAAAGTGGAGTCGCTAAAACCCTTGCAAGATATGCAGCAGCGGATGAACGACATTCGTGGTGCTTTAGCCGGGGCCAAAGGTTCAAAGGCTAAGGACCTGAATTCCAAACTCGTGAGTCTAGAATCGCAGTACCAGCAGATGTACAATGACGCATTCTCTCGTGTGATGAGGGAGGACAACAGCACCCAAGAACTACCCGGGTTCGGTAAAGCGCGTGTTGTAGGAGGGCAGTAATGCCGTTATATGAGATCAGTGCCCCGGATGGCAAAACATACCAAATAGAAGGCCCTCCTGATGCTTCTGATGCCGATGTAGCACGCGCAGTTCTCGCGCAGTACCCTGAAGCCGGTAAAGCGCCATTTGTTGCCCCGCTGGAAGACCCCGGATTCTTTAGGGCGATAGGTGCTTCAGCTAAGTCTACTGCTAAGTCCCTGCTCCCTGCTGCTGGGTTAATGGTCGATCCCGCTAGTCAACAGAGTGCGGAAGAACTGCAAAAGGTATCACAAGAAGCCGAAGACGCTTATAGGCGCACTCAATTTAGCGATATAGGCAAGCTCGCATCTGAAGGCGATATTGGTGGCGCTCTCGGTGCTACATGGAGCAAATTCAAAGAGCTGGCAGGGGAGTCTATTGGGTTTCAAGCACCTGCAGCCGGTGTTGGTTTGGCTGCAGCCGGTGCTGCTGCTATGGCCCCTGTTGCGCTTCCCGCCGCTGCTATCGGCACCGCTGCGTACGGTCTAACTCTCCTCGGGCAATACATAGCCAGCAATCTTGGTCGCCAGCTCGAAGAAAATAAAGGCAAACCTGTCGAGCGGTTGGACGCGACAGTCGCTGGTGTTGGTCAATCTGCGCTGGATTTGCTTGGCGGTAAGTATTTGGGGCTGAGCAAAGTCCTCGGGCTGGAAGGTAAAAAAGCTTCCGAGATGGCGCTGAAAGAGCTAACAGACGCAGCGACCAACCCCATAAAATACAGAAAAGAAGTAGTGAAAGGCGGAGCCAAAGGTATTGCATTTGAATTACCGCAAGAGGTTACGCAATCCGTATTGGAGCGTTGGCAGGCTGGGCTAGAGGTGGACCCGTTCAAAGACCCGGGTGCTGCGAAAGAATATGCCGAAGCAGCTGCCGGTGCCCTGATGCTTGGCGGTCCGCTGGGTGCAGTAGGTCAAGTTGGTGCTCGTCGTGCCGAGCGTGCTGAAGCGATTGGAGAACTACAGAGCCGAGCAGAAGCAGATGCACTGGCGCGTAGAAACATTCTGGAGAGTGAAGAGTATAAGAACGCCCCATACGAGGAGCGGTTTACTGGCATTCCTCCAGAATTTGGGCCGATACCAGCAAGCGCCCAGCAAAGTATATTTACGGAGGAACTCCCCCCTTCTAAAGCACCATCACCGACACAAGCAGCACAAGACATAGCGATTGCGGAGCAAGAAGCCGCAGAGCTTGAAGACAAGAAGCAAGACCTCCTGCGTGTTCGTGGGATATTGGACCGTGAGATGCAGAGGGCCCCACTGACCGCAGCGCGAATTGGTCAGGTTGCGCCGAAAGACGCCCTAAAGACACAAATAGCAGAAGTGGACAAGCAGCTCGAGGCGATTAACACGCAACTAAAAAAAGCCTCTCGTGCTGCTGGTATAAAGGAGCCGACCAAACGAGAAGCCCGGGCAGCGGTGCAAGAAGAGCTCGCCCCCTCACAATATTTCCGCGAATATGGGGTGATACCTGAAGAGCCCGTACCTGCCGCAGTTGAGCAAGAGAGCCTGCAGCTAACGGAGCCTAATGTGTTGGCGCTATTTAAGCCAAACAAAAAAGGGGCACCAAACCTATCGGTAAAAAGCACCAACCTCTACAAGAACTTGGTGGGGCTGGACCTGACTACCGATGCAGATAGACGTTGGTTTAAGACTTTAATAGACAACACAAAGGCTTTAGTAGACAAAGCACCCAATAAAAAAATTTCGACTTTGGACTTCACAGCTGCAGAAAATCTGTACAAAGCGGCGCTAGATTACAGCAATAGGGCATTTGAACAGACCCGTACGCCGAAGACCCGCATTGCAGAACCCGTCATAATTGGCGAACAACCGGCTGCCCCTACCGAACTGCGCCCTATCGAACTGCCCCCCGGGCTGAAACAGGAGACCCCGGGCTTAGAGCTTAAAAGAGCTAGAGAAAGGCCGCAGCAAGAGGACGAAACCTCACAAATAATCACGGACGATACAAAACGCCAAGTAGGCGGTTATCCGCTATTAGCCCCACAAATGCGGCCAAGAAAAGGGCAGGAAGAAAAAGCTGCCCCTACCGAACCGTTCCAACCGGAACTCGTGACCGATGAATTGGCCGATGATCTCGGAATACCCACGAAGACCAAGCCTGCCCAAGCACTTCGACAAGCCTTATACGGCGGGAGAGACTTGACTAATCCTGAAGACGCCCAGCAGGTTAGAGACGCACTGGTCAAATATCGCGACAGTGGAGCAGTATCAAAGAGACAGAAAGAAAACATAAACACATTTTTACGCGGTAACGGCCTTGTAGAACAACAAGGATTTGATTTCGCTGCCGCAGATCAAGGAGCCCCTGATGTCAGACCTGAAACAAGAACTGGTAGAGAAGGCATGGTGGCACCTGTACAATCAGAAACAGCCGAGGGACAAGGAGCTGCTGGAGCTCGACCTGCCGACGTGGCTGGGGCTGAAGGACCTGTTGATACAGACATTAGAGGAAAAAGAAGAGAGCAGCGTACATTAGGCAAGAAACTCCAGAGTACCTTAGAGAACCTTAATATACCCTCTGCTACAGCGAAGGAATTAGTCGAAAGCTACACCGATAACGTAACTGGCGAGATTGATGTAGAAGGGCTGACGCGCTACATTGAGGAAGAGTTTGGCCTAAATCTGAAGACACCGCCAGTTGGGGCGAAGTTGAATAGCGCGGCAGCGCAGGCGGTAACGGACGGGAAGCTAAAAGAAGCGCTGCAGACTATCGCCAAGACCGGCTCGACTCCTCTTGTGCGGATGGTTGCTCAAAAGCTGCTGGGTAAAATTGGGGGCACGAAAATTCAAGTCGCTGACGTGCCCGAGTCTGGTCGTTATGACCCCAATACTGATACGATTTACGTCAGCCCAGCCGCGTTATACGAGCACACAGTATTGCATGAGATGCTTCATGCGGCCATATCGCACGTAATACGCAATAGATTTCACCCGCTCACGCAACAGCTGGCTAAACTGTATCAGAAGATCGCCCCGCGACTGCATGGGCTTTATGGCGCACAGGATGTGCAGGAATTTGCAGCCGAATCACAGTCGAATCCAGAGTTCCGGGAGGCGCTGAAAAATATACCGCTGCCGCAAGGCGCACTAAAGACCGCTTGGGACCATGTGGTTAACGCTGTACGTCGATTCCTTGGTATGGCACCGCGAGAGTCGCAGACTTCTCTGGATAAAGTTGATCGTTTGATTGACGACATGCTGACAGTTGCTGAAGCAGAACCTCGCACGCCGGGGGATATTCTCTTCCTCAACGCGGATGTGTCAGGTGCAGCCGCAGCGTATAAAGATTTCTTGAATCAAACAGGTGCGGCTACGCGTGCGCTGCCGGGGATGTCACCGCAGTGGGTGGATAAAGTTGGGGGGTTGAGCCGCTCTTTGGTAAACATGATAACCAAGACCCTTGACCTGAATCATCTAGTCGAGATTTACGGCAACCGTGTGCCAGCTCTGCGGGGTATGGTGAGTTTACTAAATGAAAAACGCGGCTTCGAGAACACGCAGCTGGATTTGTCGGCTCAGATAAGCAAGGAGTTAGGCAAGGCGCGGGAGAATTATATAAAGACGGCGGCAGGTAGGACGGCGTACGACAAGTTTACCAAGGTCATTTATGACTCGACCACCAACTTGTACGACCCTTCAAACCCGGACGAAGCAAAGACCAACAAGCTAGAGTATGGTAAAACCATACAAAATAACTACAACTCGTTGCCAGATGATCTGAAGCAGCTGTATAAAAAAATCAAAGACAACTACACGCGGCTTTTCCAATACTATATCGCCGGGTTAGAAAAAGACCTCATGGGATTGGACGAGAAAGAGCGCAAAGAAATAATCGAAGGTATCAAGAGCCGCATAACCCCGTACTTCCCGCTCATGCGTTTTGGAGACTATTGGCTGGAGTTTGAAAAAGCTGACCAAACGGGAGAAAAGCAGCGTTATGTGCACGCGTTTGAATCCCCGGAAGCCCGTGCAAGGTTCATAAAAGACGCAAAAATAGACACCAAGTCCCCCGGGTTCAAGATATTTACGAAACTCGAGGAAGTCACTGCGGGTAAAGTGCCGCCCTCGGAGCCGATGATCCGGCGCACTCTTAAAGCGCTTAAAGAGCAAGGCATGGATCAGGACTCCATAGACCGTGTATATCGAGAGCTGCTAAAGATGTATCCGCAGCAGTCTGCCATACTCAATATGATTCGTCGGGAGAACGTGCCGGGCTATGAAATGGACGTGCTTCGTTCTTTTAACGAAATGACGCCAAAGCTCATCAGGCAATCTGCGTCGCGCCTATACAATCGTAATGTTGAAGAAACTGCGGGTTTGGCCAGAGCGCAGCTTCAGGAAATATCTGCAACAGACCCGCGTGGGTATAGCCCGCTGGCGGAAGCCGTCGCACGAGAGCTGTCTGGAGGGCAGGGCTCTAGACTAGAAACCATTCTAAATCCGCGTATGAGTAGCCTAGCATCAGCGGTGAACTGGTTGACGTACGGTTATTTCATGGGGGGCAACGTATCTACGGCGTTGATTAACATGACGCAGACCGCTATGGTCGCCTACCCGATTCTTGCTGCCGAAATGGGCCCAATCAAAGCCGCGTCTGCCCTCATGTCAGCCAGCAAGTTCTACGGCAAGCACGCTTATAAGAACCCGATGGAGAACTGGAAGAAGTACGGATACCTGTCTCCGCTTAACACCATGAGCAAAACCGACCCACTGTATAAGCTTTATGAAGAGCTGCAGAGGCGCGGTCAGATTAATATATCAATATCCCAAGAGATTTTGGACCTGCAAGCAACGCGGGGGGAGCCCGCCAGTAAGCTAAAACGTGCGGTCAATTTCGCGATGTCAGCAGCTCACCAGCATACGGAAATGGCCAACCGCGAAATCACTGCAATCGCTGCCTACCGGCTGGCGAAAGAAAAAGGCAAAAGCGAGCAAGACGCGGTAAATTACGCTGTAGACATAGTAACTAAATCGCATGGTAGCGGCATGTTAGACACAGCTGGCCCCATATTCCAGCATCCTTACGGGCGAGTTGTGTTGATGTTTAAACGCTTCTCTCAGCTGATGCTGTTCCGGGCAGCCCGCACCATGTACGTCGCTATATCTGGAGACTCCAGCTTGTCTCCTCAAGAACAGGCAGCAGCTAAAGCGTTGGCGCGTAAGCAGTTGGTCGGCATATACGCAATGGCGTTCGCATTCTCAGGGGCGCAAGGGCTGCCGTTGTTTGGTATCGTGGAAATGCTGTACAACGTGTTGCAGGCGGCTTTTGGCGATGATAATGAGTACGCGGACTTCCAGCAAGAAGCTAGGGAAGCTGTTGGAGACCTTGCTTTCAAAGGCCCAGTAAATGCGTTGCTGAATCTGGAAATCGCACAGCGAACCGGTTTCGGAGACTTGCTGATTAGAGATGATTCTCGTTCTAAGGCCGAGCTTGGAGCACTCAGGTACTACATCGAGCAGTTCTTTGGTGGGGCTCCCCTTAGTATGCTCACAGGTATGAGTCGTGGATTCAGTATGATAAACGACGGGAATATTGAGCGGGGACTCGAGGCAATGCTGCCTGTTGCGATACGAAATGGGTTTAAAGCCACCCGATTTATGACTGAAGGAGCCCGCACGCTAAAAGGCGACCCCATTGACGAAGATATTGGGTTGTACAACTCGCTCTTCCAAGCCGCTGGGTTTGCGCCCGCCGATCTCACAGACATCTACGCAAAGCGTGGCTATGCCAAAGAGTTGGAGATGTTCATAAAAACACGCAAATCACGGCTGCTGGATCAATACGAGCTCGCACTCGATGCTGGTGATTCTGAAGCACTGTCCAGTGTGCAGGATAAAATCAGTGCGTACAATCAGGCATTCCCAGAAGTGCGGATAACCGGAGACACTATCAGGAAATCCATCGACGGCAGACGCAGACGCGAGCAGCAGGCTATTTATGGGGTGCAAATATCTCCCAAACTGCGCAACCGTATAATGGAAGAGATCGGGTACGAGCAATAAAAAACCCCCGCCGAAGCGGGGGTATGAAGGAGAAGCGACGACTGGGGAGGCTCCATCGTCAGGCGAATAGTACACATAAACTATTTAATGCGCCAGAGCCTGACACCCGTAAACCCCTTGTCCGAAACCTCCTCCGTAACTACCGAGTAGCCAGCATCGGCTGCAGCGGCGTGTAGGTTGTTCCTGAGAGTAAGTGTGTACCCCACGGGGGCAGGGACAAAGAGCGACTCCCCGACCCCCAATTCAGCCCAGTCAATTCTGACTGGCACCTGCATTATCATTAGTCTTGTTTGCACCGGCCATTAGCTCGTTGATGTCGATTTCGTTGCTCATATTGGTGAAGATCACAACCCGCTCGTTGGCAGATATTGACGTGCCTTTACCCAAACGCTTGCGTTCAACGCCATCGCACATCCCACGATCTGTATAGTATTTAATCAAGTTATCGAAAGACATCTGCTTTTTCACGCAGTAGGTGCGAAGGGCCGAAGACTTGACAAAGAACATCTTGGTGTCGGGCTCATACCGAGCTATCAGCTTGTCGCGGGGTTCTTTCAGCGGGGCTTCGTGCAGTCCATTGGTCAGGTTGCCCTTGATTATCAGCATGTCCCTGTAGTGGTCGGTAATAAAGTCACCCAGCAGATCAGCGACGGCAGTGTTATTCGCCGCAGTTTTCTCAATAAACCCTTTCAGGACTTGCACGGTCCAGCTAAACAGCCTCTTCAGATCGGCATCCGTGATGTCCATAACCCCGCACTCTTTGACCAAGACCGCAGCAGTCAGGATGCCAGCACAGGTGTTTGAGTAGACTTCCTCCCTCTGACGTAGCCCTGCAGCGGCGTCGAGTTTTAGCTGAATGGTGTTATACAAAGTGCGGATGCTGCCCACCTTGGATATGACGTGCTGTATGTAGACCTCTCCTGCCACACCGAAGTTATCTGACAGGCCCCCGAATATGGCATCCGACTCAGCCTTACTCACCTCATGGGGGGCAGCCAATTCAAACTCCATAACCCGCCGTATCTCCCCGTCAGCTAGGTTCTTTAGCTGGAGCAGCTTGTCGCTGATGATGGCGTTGCCGGTCACCACACAGATCGAGTTCCACGTAATTGTGTTTGTACGCTCGGTGTTGGACATCCCTCGCAACCGATGCTTGCCACGATTCTGGAGAAACTCATATATAAAGTTTGACAGCTTTAGGGGTTCGGCGTTGGTGATCTCGTCAACGGTAGGGGAGATATTGTTCATCACACCGAAGCGATTAGCTGTCGCATTATCCGTATCCTTGGCGAACAACATCGGCTCCGTGGGGTGCCCGAATATGCTGTTTATCATGCGCAGCACCGTGGTCTTACCCGTGCCGCCAAACTCCGAGTGCAGACTGATGACGCCGCCTTTCTTGTCCCCACCTGCCAACGGCATCAAGGGGCTTGCGAACCCAGCCAGTATGGCGAATAGCTGCTTCTCTGCACCGGGCTTCAAGAAGTAGTTCGCGATCTTCCTCCAGTTCTCCAACGTCCCAGCCTTACGATACTTAGGTGCTATATCGACAGTGGTCATAGTGGGTGGGCTATACCGTATTTCGGTCTCTCTGATCTCCCTGTCACCGACTATGAACGCGGAGTTGCCCTCCACCCAGCCAAACTGCACGCGCCCCTTCTTTGCCTTCTTCAATTTCTGGTAGTGGTTCACCCAATAGTTTGAATACGCCATAATCATGCCCATTTGTTTTTCAGAGGGGCAGATGCCCCGATCAGCAAGTTTGTCTCTATACCGGTCTTTCGATAGCATGTCAGCTAGGGTCACCCCGAATTCCTTGATCCCATCCTGCGGGAAGTGCACACGGAGCAGCCCCATCGCACCATTGTGGGGGTCGTCAATTAGCGACACGAGGTAGAAGTTATAGGGGTAGATCAGTACGTCTTCTTCATAGGCTTGTTTTGTCTTCTTGTCTTCCATCCGCTCTCTGATATACACCCCACCGTTCTTCCCTCTGAAATACGGAAACGGGAACTCGGGTATCTCTACAACCTTAGCCTTCTCCTCCTCGTAGAGTCCTTCCTCCTCAGTTGGCACCTCGACAATATTGTCTTCCGCCGTCGCTTCAAGAACCCTGCCAGCCCCCAACACAATAGGTGATTTGATCTTCCCATAATGCGGGCAACCTTCGCATAATGTGGCGTCTATGTTCTGGAACGAAGTGCAGGTGTAGGGTCCCTTGGTGGCTGACGCCTTACGTTCGGTGGTGCTGGGGTCATAATCAGGATGCTGGTCCGAGACCTTGTGAATTGCCTTGTCGCGATCTACACAGTGCTGCGCAACGGACAGCACAGCCCGCCATAGGGGTTCCGGTATGGAGTCTTGGTGCGTCACGGCGTGCGTGATCTGGTTGCAGCCCTCTCCAGTAAGGCACTTCTTCAGGATGTCCTTAAACACCGATGGGCGGTTCGCTAGGAGGTTCTTGGTGACTTCATCCATCGGGCGCTTGGTCACGCTAACTTCGAAGTCTGTTACCCCCAGCAGCTTGCGCATGGCCTCAAACGTGGTGACCTCCCCCGTCATCATGAGCTGCACCGCAAGCGGGTTGTCTTTGTCTTTCACATTGTGGGATTCAGGCGCACGTAGAATACGCACGGCGTCAGCCGTTACGGCAGGGTCTGCCTTGAAATCCTTAAACATGCACGACTGCTTAATCTTCTCAGCTACCGCCTTCCACTTGATACGCTCAACCGGTTCAGCCAACGGCCAGTATGCGTGTATGCCGCGCCCTGAGTTCACTACCCACGGTTTGGGTAGCTGCATATCCTTAACAAAAGACTTGAGTGCTGTAAGGGCATCGACCTGCGTCGGGTACTTTTTACCGTCCTCGCTGGGACCGCAGTCTAGGTCAAGAAAAAATGATTTGAGGCTTTTGACGTTATCAGTCGTCCGGGTCTCGTCGGTTACGAAGGAAGCCAGTGCGAAAAAAGTGTTGGTCCCCGATTGAGAAATCTCTACCAGTTTAGTGTCCAGCTCCTCCAGAGTGGGGTGAAATGTCTGGGCTACCCGCTTGCCGTCGATAGAGACGGCGCAATACACCCCCTCTGGGGGCAGCACAGTCCTTAGAAATTCAATTCGTGTTGTCATTTGATGCTCGCCCAAGAAAAAATTGGGGGTAGGCAGCCCTACCCCCACAAAGCACTACAAGATCAGTCGTCGTCCCACTCTTTGAGCAGATCAGCGGCGTCTTTAGCTGCTTTAGGCGCGGGGGTTGCGGCTTTCGTCTCCCGCTTCTTGGGTTGCTGTTCCGCTTCTTCGGCGGCTGGTTCAGCACTCTTCTCTTCTTTGGGCTCAGGAGCAAACTCGGCTTTGTTTTCAAGCTGCTTTTGTTTGCTATCCGACTTGCCAACCGTAAAGGTAATGGCCTGCTTGGCGGCAGCAGTCTGTCCGGCTTTCTCACAAACCGCACTCTCGTCCTCTGTCAAAGGGCGCACCGCTTTAAACGTGAGCTTCGGGGTGGAAGCCGAAGTATCGAACCGAGCTTCAGTTACAACGCACGTAACAGGTACGTTGAAGCCAGCCAAAAACTTCACATACGCGTTAAGCGGGAGCTTTCCATTTTCGCCGCTACCAAAGATCGACGCAGCAGGCAACGTCAGCTGGAACACATCCCCACCGAGGTCATTCTCCAGAACAACTGCCAGCCGATGGTTGAACCGGCACGCACGAGAGTCGCCCTGCCCAGAGCCCTTGATATTTTTTGGGCACGTTGCGCAAGTCGGAGACTGGGGGTTTTCAACTGTGGCGTCCGGTTTCTCACTATCCGCAGACCAGCACGACGCGGATGCAGATTTTTCTGCATCAGGATCATACACGCCCTCATAGAAAGACCTGCTTGTCTTTTCAGCAGCGTTGACGATCACGAAGTTCATCGACCGATCCTCGTTAACCGCGATCTCTTTGCCGCCAGACAAGAGTCTCCACACTCCGCCGCGAATCGAGATGCGTTTTGAGAGTGAGCCCCCACCCATCAAGTTTTTGGTAACTGCATCCATCTCCCTGTTTTTGAGGTACGCGGGGAGTTGGTTGCCATTTGAGAACAAAGTCATATCACCAGCCATTTCTACTTCTCCTTTCGGTTTGGTTATTTGCTACGGCGGACGGAAATGTCGTAGTAGCTGTCAGCGTTAAGCCCCGGTATTCTTACCTCCGGGTTTTCAGCCAAAAAGTCTTTCATGTTTAGTTGCCCGATGCGCCTTTCAATCAATCCAAATGTGTCATTCTCCTTGCAAAAGTCAATGAATGCCTCCCAGTTCGTTGTGCTGTAACGTGTCTTTACAGTGCGCGATGCTGTCCCGAACTGCGTCTTTAAACTATCAACCCCCACATCCTTGCATACTTCAAGCAAAGCTCTCTTGATCGTTTCTTGCTGCTCTTCCAAACGCCCATCTTCGTCTTCGTATTTACGCGCTAATGCCGCCCGTGCGTCACGTATTTTTATATAGACCTTAACCAGCTTATCTACCTTCACTCCATTTTCATCACTCATCTCGCATCTCCTCTTTGTACAAACCAACTAGCTTCTCGTGAATATCAACCTTTCCTTGCAGCATGTGGTAGAGCTTGCGTTCTACCGAACTTCCCTGCAGATGCACGACGGTTACCTTGTTTTTCTGTCCTGCTCTATGGGCCCGTGCATTAGCCTGTAGATATGTTTCAACCGACATAACAGGAGACCAATACACAACGGTGCTTGCTGCATGAAGTGTCACACCGTGCGATGCTGCTTGTGGTTGAATGACCAGAATACGTGGGTCAGGTGTCGTTTGAAACTTATTGAAAATTTCTGTGCGCCTACCTACAGATACACCCCCGTCAATTACATCTACTGTGTAACCGGACTTTTTCAGTTCTTCTGATATGGCGTAGATGCTATGGCGGTAAGGAGCGAATACTAGGACTTTATGCGATGACTCGTCAATAACTTCTTTCAGCACATTCATGCGGGTACGACAGTCGAAGTCAACAATCTCTTTTGTGTCAGAGTATGCTGCGCCGCAGGATATTTGTAGTAGTTTAGTCAACTTTGCTGCGGCATTGATTGCGCTGATTTCTTCTCCCGCCGCTTCAATCATTAGCTCGTCGCGCATCTGCTTGTAATACTTCTCCTGCTGCTTGGACATTGGCACGTCGCGTGTGGTGTACACCATATCAGGTAAGTCTAAGCACTCATCCTTGGTAAACCTTATGGCTGGCTGCAGAACTCGGTGGACCACCTCGGTAGCATTGGGTTTGGGTACCCACTTGAACTGAGTGAGCTTAGTCATCACCATATCCCTGAACGCCCCTCTAAATTTGGGTACGCCGGTAGGGTTTACAACTTTCGCAAGACCATACGCGTCTTCAGGCGATTGCGCCGCAGGAGTTCCCGTCAGTAACCACACCCAACTGTCCGGGCGCAAGATGGACGCAAATGTTTTCCACCTGTTTGTGCTTGTGTTCTTTAGTGCGTTCGCCTCGTCCACGATAACCAAGTCAAATCTACCGTCCTCGATAATCGTGTCGCGAACAATCTCCAGCCCATCGTAGTTGAGGATCACGAAATCAGAGTCTTGCTGCACTAGCTCTTTCCGGCGCATGGCGTCTCGGTTATGGGCCACAGTGACTGTCCGGTGCATCACACATTGAAACAAGTCCGCCTGCCATGCCGACTGCATGATTGACAGCGGGCACAAGATCAACGCTCTGCGAACTAACCCTAGGTTCATCAGGTAATCTGCTGCCCACGCCATACTTGCTGTCTTACCGGTGCCTGCCTCATTGAAGCAGAACGCCCTGCGGTGCATGGTCATGAAAGCCGAGGTTACGCGTTGGTGATCGAATGGCTTGAACATCCCGGGCCAGTCGTAGTTTTTGTTGATGGGGGATGGCACATTCTTCACCCCAAGGTTGCGCAAGACCTGCGCCTCCTCCAGCCCCCACTTCACCAGCACTTCGTTGTCGCCTATCATGGCGCTCTTCGGTATGACGTTTGTAATGCGCTGGGGGTTCTTGACCCGCAGTTTTAATGCTTTATTTTCAACGATCTCCACAGCTTCTCCAGATGACTAGTAGGGCAAAGTGCTTGTTTGCACCTGCCCTGTTTTGTTCTCTAATTGTCCTGCTGCTACTACTGCCTGTCAACGCTACTAATAGTACTGGCCAATAATAAAACTACAACCGCTTGAAATCGCTGATTGGTATATGGCACACGCGCTCTATATCTTGCGCATCGCCACGATCATAACGGCCACCAATAGCCGCTGGGTACAGCTGTTTTATTTTTACCCACCGCACTTCTTGCAGCCATGACACAACCAAAACAAATGGTACGTTTAACAACTTGGATAGCGCTAAACCATCTTGTAATTTGCGCTCGCTTATGATGTATGTTGGGTACTTGTCTGCGGGGTTACGTCTATTTTTTATCTCGATCAGCGCCTTTGCTTTACCATTATCGACGACCATGTAATCCACAACTGATAGCTCTGGCAGCTTAATAAACTGTGCGTTTTGCTGCCGTTCGGCGAGCTTCTTGACTACAAGAGCCTCCGCTGATTTATCAGCACTCGACTCGTATATGGGGCGCATAAAGTTTTTTCTGTTACTTGTTGTCGCCCTGATTAGCCGACTTGCTGCGCAGCCGCATGTTACCTTTCACCGACTTGCCGCCTTTACGAAGCGGTTTAATGTGGTCGATGTCTTTACCCTTGCGGTCCACGCCCATCTTATCGTACATCCTGCGCGCACGTTGCCGTTCATGTTGCGCACTATCCGGCCCAGACTTGCCGGTCTGCAGATCACGCTTGTACTCTTTCTTATAGTCTCGCTTGGCCATAATTATTTCACCTCTTGCCGTTATGCAAACAGCTTAGCACAGGGCACCAGCCTTTGCACGTAAAGTTCTGCTTGGCGTTCCATACGCCCTTCTCATAGGCCAGCTCGAGTTTGTTTGTCTCTACCAGCCACTTGTTCCACATCTCCATCTCTTTCTCTTTGTCGTACTTGGTCTTGATGAAGTTACTGTGTATAACGAACAGAAGACCGCCTTTGACCTTAGTTACTTGCGGGAACTTCTTCATCACCGCCAGCGCAAGAATCTCTAACTGCTTGGTATCTGCGTACTTATCTTTACCAGTCTTGTAGTCCAGAACCCGTGCTTCGTCTCCGTTGATTACCAGAAAGTCCGCGATGCCCCGCCACCACACATTTTTATCGAAGAACCCACAGGGCTCCAGATCACGAGTAAGCCCTAGTTTAATCTCGCAGTGTTTCTCCCCCGGCAGCTCTTTCAATGCGTCAAGAGATGCTCGCATAAATTCAAATGCCGGAGGCAGTTCCACGCCGTCTCGTACGTACTCTTCAGCGGCCTTATGAACCTCAAGCCCATATCTCATCTGCTCCGATGGCGGCTCTTTGATGTCTTTCAAAACCCGTAAGTGATGGTACTTCTTCGGGCACTGCTGAAACAAAGACAAGCTGCTATAGGACCAGACTACTGGACTCATATATATGATTTTCTCGTTCGTTCGCCCTTGACTGCGGCCTCCAAGTGCTTTGATTCTACTACTATTTCTTGCGATATTGTATCAGCAACATCGTAGTTCTTGTTGTTTACCGCCTCTTCTAGCTTGCGTAGTTTTACCTTCATGCCAAGCCATATCTCTGCATAGTCTCTCATTTAACACTCCATTAATGTCCGACCAAATCCGCCTTCAGCCGCTAAGGGTATGTCCGGTGCCCATGCTGGAGGCACACAAAGGTCGGAAATCATTTGCTCCATAACCGCCTCGCCCATGAACTCAGGGGCCACTATGTAGCTTGCGTCGTGGATAGTCAGGGCAGTTGGCAGGTCGGGTAATGCCTTGCGAGTTCGGAGCATACCGTCCGCCATGATACACCGCGCCAGTGCTTGGATCGAGCCCTGATACACCTTGGCACCATATATCTTCTCCCGACCGAAACGGGTTTTATATTCCCACCCGCCTTCCCCGCGTCTTAGCTGCGGATACTGCATATACAAACCACAGGGTAAAAGAATCCCCTGCTCGCCTAGCACCTCAGTAGGTCCAAATGGCATTGCTTGGTTATTATACACAGCGTGCAGCACCGCCTCGCCAGTGTCCCATGCGTCCACCACACCGTGGTACTGCTCCCTATATAGGTTGACAATCCTCGTGGCTTCTGTCTCTCCAATGTCGGTGCCGGAGCCGGACTTGATGGATGCTCGCAGCTTCTTCGCACCGGTGCCGTAGATCAAGGCTAATTGACATGTCTTCCCTATAAATCGTTGCTCCGGGGTCACAGCGTTGTAACCAACTCCAAAAATCAGAGAGGCGAAGTCTTTGTATAGGTCCAGCCCGTTGCGTAGCTGGTCGAGTTTAACCCTCATACCACCGAACCATAGTCCCACTCTCAGCTCGATGTTCGACAAGTCAACCCCAATAACTACATGCCCAGCGGGGGCCTCTATCGCCTGCTTGATAACAGACTTGCGGGGCAGGTTCTGCATGTTGATACCGCCGCCCTCACCCGACCACCGCTTGGTTTTTGCACCACAATATTTTATGGGCACCGGTAGCTTGCCGCGCTTGGCAATCTCCACCATGCGCTCAGTCCGAGTCTCTTCAATAGTGGACTTTAGCCCCAGTCGGGCTGACACCAGCACCTGTACGCGGGGGTTCTCGTGCTCGAGCAGGGCCTTGAACGCCTCATCCGTCTTGGCGAAAGCGAAAGTTTCCTTGCCCGTTATGGGGCTTGTCTTCATGGGTGGCTCCACCCCGCACGCCCGCAGCAACTCGGCAAACTGGGGATTGGACATAAGCTGGGTGCGATCCAGTGCCACGGCGTCCAGCAGCTTCTTTTTCTTGGCGCGTAGCTTCTCTAGATGGTCCTCCAGTAGCGGCAGGTTCAGCACGAAGACTGGCTGGGTAAACATCCTGAGAGTCATATCAATCAGACGCAGCTCCGGCTTTGGGAACCCTTTCTCCAGCATTATCTGGAACAACAAATAACACAGGTTTACGTCGTTGATGCAATACTCGGAGTATGCAGCGAGCTCTTCCGGGGCGAAGTCTGCACGGCGCTTGCCCAATGCCTTGACTACCTCATCGCCTTTCTCCCCCAACCCATATTTCTTGGACAGCGCGGCGAGAGACACGGAGCCCGCACCACTGCCCACTGCGTTGCCCATAGACATGGTGTCCGCTAAAACCTTTGGGCTTATTCCAAAGCGCCAGCTAAGTATCGCCCCATCAAATGCGCAGTTATGTGCGAGAGCCATTGAGTTAGCCCAATCAAACTGCGATAACCAAGCCTTGGTCTCCTCGAAGCTACCGCTAAACCACTGAGTGTCGTTGTCGTCCACCTTCACCGCGACACCAATGACTTCAAACTGATCGTCTCGTATATAGGCTTCGGTGCTG